GCTGCTATGGCTGCCACGATCAACGCCACGCTCCAGAGTGAGACAGCCAACAGCTTTGTGACGTTGGCCGAAGCCAATGCGTATTTTGAGACTGTCCCAAGCAGCACGCAGTGGGACAACAAGACTGATGACGCGAAGAACCGAGCGCTGATCTCTGCAACGCGCTGGATCGATACGTTGAATTTCTATGGTGATCGTTGCGATGCAGACCAAGCGCTGAGCTGGCCTCGCAACAATTATCACGTGGATCGTGTTGAGCTTGCTTGCTCTGCGATTCCAAACGACATTAAATACGCTACTTATGAGTCCGCGTTGTGAGGGGTTGAGATGGCAGGCGCACTCGACAGTCTGTTCAAAAGCGTTGCCAAGTCGGTTGTTGCCGATCTGGGTAAGTCGTTTGATCACACAATCACGTACACTCGCAAGGCATCTCCGACGTATAACACCAGCACTGGAGCGTTGACGACGACGGACACGGCTTACTCATTTGACGTACCAGTTGAGTTCGTGCGTTCTGAAGAGGAGACTGAGACTGAAAAGCGCACGGCCAAGCTGTATGTAACGCCTGATCTGATTGGCGACAACCAGCCAACGTTTGAAGACACGGTAACGCTGAAGTATGCAGGATCCAATCGCGTTGCTCAGATCACAGACATTCGCACTTACAAGGGTGATCAAGAGTATCTGTTTATTTTGGAGGTGGTGTTCTGATGCCTGCAAGTACAGACATTTTTGACTTTGAAAATGACTTTGAGGCTTATTTTGATCAGGGATTTAACAGGCTAATCAATAAAATCGTTGACGACCTGTCCACCCCTCAAAATAGTCCTGTCTATACGGGTTATTTTGCATCAAGTTGGACGGCCCAAGGTGGGAAAGCGGTGCAGAGGGAGCCTCGGAAAACCAGTGATCGCAATCGGCGCACCAAAGAGCCATGGGCAACCGTCTATCACACTAAAACACAAGGTAAAGACGGCGTAATGACTCCATGGGGGGTCAAAAAAAATATGGGTCAAATCAAACGCCGTTTTGGCTTGAACGGATATGATATTAACTTTAAAAAATATAAGACAGTTTATATAGGAAACAAAGCTGCCTATGCTGCTTACGCTTTAGAGGATGGTTTAAGTCTTGCATACATTACCGATTTAGGAAAAGTAGTAAATCAAGCATTTAGGGAAGATCAGCGCCTTGCGTCTATTAGGGCTGCAGTTGTGCCTATGGCAAGAGTTGATGGCAAAATTCCAGAGACTAAGACTGGTATTCCTCGTTTGGACAAGTCTGTCTTTGTTATGGAGGGATCATGACTCTTGTAAACGCTAGAGCTGCTTTTGAAAAAGCTGTAACCGACGCAGTAGTGGCGGCAGACGCCACGGTGTCGATGGTTTACGACAACGTTCGGTTTACCACTCCAGGTAAAACCAAAAAGTACGTGTCGATGAGCATTACCTTTAACCAATCAACGCTTCAGAACCACGGAGCAGCTTCTGACTATTACAGCGGAGTTATCCAGTGCAACGTCTATGTGCCCAAGTCTGCTGGTACGGCAGCGCTCGCAGCAGTTAGTGAGTCAGTAATTGATGGTCTAACTTCCGTCAACGCCAGTGGTTATACCGATAGCTTTAGTGTGTCACCAAGAGTTTTAGACGTTACTGGGCCTAGTGCTTTAGAGCTTGAAGATCGTCCTCATTTCCTAGGAATTATTTCTTGCCAGTTTACGGCAGTTGTATAGTATATTAGTTGAAACGACAATGTTTTATGCGTGCCACCGAGCTGCTTCGCAACAGGTTTGGCGTTAGCCAGCTTTACAAGCATGAAGTTAAAGATGGCGACGAGGTAGTGCTTGAGGTGTATTGGCACCCTCTGACCATTTCAGAGCGAGAAGCAATTCAGAAAAAAACCAACGAAGACGACACTACCGACTTCGCGTTGGGGATGATGATTGAAAAAGCGTTAGATGCTGACGGCAAACGGCTTTTTCAGGATGGCGAGAAAGCCGCGTTGAAAAACGCTGTTGAAGCGTCGGTGCTGCAAGAAATCCAGCTAGCCATGCTGAGTTCTGGAACGGCAAACAAGGTGGAGGATGCCAAGGCAGACTTGAAAAGCAAGTAACGACTGGTTCTTCATTTATTTTCTTGCAAAAGAGCTGGGCATGACAGTAGCCCAGCTTTCGCGGGACTTAACGCAAGAAGAGCTAATCGGCTGGGCTGCTTTTTTTGAGTTGAAAAACGAAGAG